TATTACCGACACAAGGAATACCGACTAAAAATTAAGGGGAATGAGTGAATCCCACATTAAGAAAGCGTCTACTGGCCGCAGCAGTAGGCGGTACGGTAGCAATGGCAGCAACACTCATCCAGTGGCACGAAGGTGTGAGGCATAAGCCGTACAAAGACGGCGGCGGTGTCTTAACCGTTTGCTATGGACATACCGGGCAAGAGGTTGTCTCAGAGAGAGACTACACCGAAGAAGAATGCAGAGCCTTGCTAGATGCGGATTTAAGTGAAGCGACGGGGACAGTTGAGAAAAATGTTACGGTTAAGCTCACCGAATCACAGAAAGCCGCGTTAGCTTCATTTGTTTACAACATCGGCAGTGGGGCGTTTGAGCGCTCTACGCTGCTGAAAAAGCTGAACGTCGGAGATTTGAGCGGAGCCTGTGATGAGATGCGACGCTGGAAATATGACGAAGGACAAGTATCAAAAGGATTGATTAACCGTAGAGCGATAGAGCGAGAACTTTGTTTAAAGTCAGATTTACTCACCAGTCCGACTCAATGAGCCTTTGAGGGAGTAGCAGGTTAGTGCTGCCTTCAACGAGCTGACTTCCCTATGCGACAAAGGTTCATTACCTAAATAAGGAAAAGCACTATGCAATATTCAAATGTTGTCGTACTACCTGCATCAAACATACCCACTGCAAACATCATCAACGTGCCGTTTCACGGGGATGATCTCTATGTTGTGAATCACAATGGTGAACCATATACACCAATGAAACCTATCGTTGAAGGTATGAGTCTAGATTGGATGGGTCAATATACCAAGATAAAACAACGCTTTATTTCAACTATAGAGGAAATCACTATAGTTGCTGCTGATGGCAAAAAGCGCAAAATGATTTGTCTTCCGCTGCGTAAACTGGCGGGTTGGCTTCAAACAATTAACCCCAACAAGGTCAAGTCCGAAATCCGAGACAAAGTAGTCCAGTACCAAGAGGAATGCGATGACGTTCTATACGACTACTGGACAAAAGGGATCGCCGTTAATCCTCGTAATCAAAAAGCAGAACGCAGCATCATGCACGAACTCAACGCGGCTTGTGCCGACCTTAAGAGTGACAAGGCGATTGCTAGCTTGTTTGGTACTGGATTAAGCGAGTGGAAAAAAATCAAGGCAACTCACAAGAAGAAGATAGCGAAGTGGGTTGATGAAGCTCAATGGCTACTTGATGTCTAGAAATTTGGAGTCTGGCTAGTGAAGAACTATCTTGAATTCATTGAGAAACATGTAGTCGCTGAACTCGTTAAGCAGGGTTACGAGCAATCTGTGGCCCGGATCAGTGCAGACATAGCGAAAGAACATTATCGCCGTAATGCCGCCAGCGCAAAGGGCAAGATGTTTGCCGACTGCCTGCATGTTGCCAAAGTTTGGGCTGGAAGGTATCAGCCTCAAATTAAACCAAAATGAGAATGACGCCATTCGCATCAAAAGGTGCCCCTCTTTACTTTCCCCACAAATGAAACTGCACGGTAAGGAATTATTTTGCCTGCCTATTACAACGAGATTAACCCTTACGCGGCGCAATGGCTGCGTAATTTAATCGCTGTGGGTCATATAGCCGATGGTGATGTCGATGAACGCTCAATAGAGGATGTGAAACCAGATGACCTCAAGTCATATACCCAATGTCATTTCTTCGCCGGAATGGGTGTCTGGTCATACGCATTGCGAAAAGCAGGATGGCCGGACGACAGGGCAATCTGGACAGGCAGTTGTCCGTGCCAGCCTTTCAGCGCGGCAGGCAAGGGAAAAGGGATTGCTGACGAGCGGCACCTATGGCCCGCGTTCTTTCACCTCATCCAGCAGTGCAAACCTGACATTATCTTTGGTGAACAGGTTGCAAGCCCGGACGGACTCGTCTGGCTCGACCTTGTACAAACTGACCTGGAAGCAGAGAACTACACCACAGCAGCACTTGATTTATGCGCTGCGGGCTTCGGTGCACCGCACATCAGACAGAGACTCTACTGGGTGGCCGACACCCACAGCCAACGATTACAAAGGCAGCGGGCCAACGGTAATCCGAAAGGACGGGAAAAACAGGATGTTCAACCGGCTGGATTATGCAACAGAGCAGGGATTGATAAGGGATTCTGGCAAGAACCAGACTGGCTCTTTTGCCGCGATGGCAAGTGGCGGCCAGTTGAGCCCGGCACATTCCCGATGGCTGATGGGATTACCAACCGGGTGGGACGATTGCGCGCCTACGGGAATGCGATTGTTCCACAAGTTGCGTCAGCATTCATAACGGCATTTCTGGAAACAACTTATGACCTGGAAAATTCCTCTCATTATCGCTTCGCTACTGACCTCAATGTCAGGTGTAACCCTGTATTACCGGACACTGTATTACGATGCTGAAAAAGCACGAAAGATTGCTGTATCGGATAGGGAAAAACAACAGGTTGCATTTGAGCAGTTAAGCCAGCAGATACAGACCATCTCGGCGCTGGACACACAACACACCAAAGAGCTTGAACATGACCAGAACCTTATTGCACAGCTTGAGCGCGATGTGGCTGATGGGCGTCGTCGGTTGCACGTCAAAGCAATCTGTCCCAGTGTGTCCACCAATACCAGCCCCTCCAGCCTGGATGATGCAGCCAGCGCCAGACTTGACTACACCGCTCAACGAAATTATTTCATCCTCAGACGACGAATTGAAATTGCAGAACAGCAAATAAAGGGCTTGCAGGATTATATCCGGCAGGTAGTACTCTCTCATCAACAGGAAAAGCAGGAATGAATCATTGGATCGATTGTAGTGTTGGTATGCCAAGTATTGACGATAACAAGGTATCCAGAAAACTTGTACTGCTAGTCACTGGATGCCGTTGCCTGAGCTGCCGAAGAATTAATTAAATGTTATTAACAAGCCCTAGGCGCTCAATTGTTGGTTGTCGATGTTTTCTAGCTTGTGCTAAATCATAATTAAGCTGCATAGCAAGCCATGCACGTGCCGTACTCATGCCGGCCATTTCAAGGCGCAGGGCAAGATCGAGACTAATAGCAGCATGCTTATTCAGCACACGAGAAAGCGAAACACGAGACATTTTTAAATGTTCCGCAACATCTTTTACGGATAAACCCAATTCATTTATCACATCTTCTCGCAGTAGTTCCCCTGGATGAGGAGGATTTTTCATCATAGCATTAGCTCCTTTAGTGATAATCGAGATAGTCGACAAGTTCAACATTTTGACCAATAAAACGAAAGGTGACTCGCCAATTGCCATTAACCCATATAGACCAGTGGTCTTTCATTTCTCCTTTTAGTGGGTGTAATTTGAAAGATGGTATATTTAGATCTTGTGGGCTTTCAGCAACATCGAGTAAAGAAAGGATGCGGCGTAGCTTTGGAGCATGTGTGGCTTGAATGCCTCGTGTTGTTTCTGTTGCATAGAAGGCTGCAAGTCCTTTGTGTCGAAATCCTATAATCATGTAAAAACTGTATCTCATAACGTTACATGATACAAGCTTATTTTAAAATTATGCAAAAAAAACAACTCTACAATTTCCTCTGGGACAAAGCGAGACGGGCATTTCTTGCCAGAAATCCTTTATGTGCCATGTGTCAAGCCAATAATTTTATTAATCCGGCAACGGTAGTTGACCATATCGTCCCGCACCGTCTGCGCTTTGCCAAGACAACAGAAGAAGTCACGGCAGCACAAAAACGTTTCTGGGATGAATATAACTGGCAGCCACTCTGTGTTCAGCATCACAACACAACCAAGCAACGGATGGAAAAAGGTAACAAAGGCTATGGCTGTGATGAAAACGGGATGCCGAGTGATCCCGATAGTCACTGGTATCAGGGTAAAAAGTGATCTCATCATCGAGGATCTATTATATTTTTATTATATATCAACAGGATAAGTGGATAGGGTGGGTTAAAAGTTCCTCTAAAAAGGACTTCCTGACCCACCGGCCCCGTTTGTACACACAGTCGCGAAATGAAAACCAGTTTCACAAAATATCGTATATAGTTGAAATATAGACACTTTTTGTGAAATCTTAACAAAAAGGATATATTTATGGCGGGAAGACGCCCAAAACCCACAGCATTAAAATTAGTGACCGGCAATCCGGGAAGAAGACCACTCAATAGCGCTGAGCCTACACCACCACCTTATTCAGCGCAACCCCCAACACATTTATCCAATACGGCAAAAGAAACCTGGGAACGGCTGACTCAATTACTCAATAGTATGAGCGTGTTAACCCTCGCTGATGCTTTTGCTTTGGAAAGGCTGTGTGATATTTACGATGAAATTCTACGGTATCGCGCCATGATACAGAGAAAGGGTGAAACATTTGAGGTGCATTCTCAGAACGGTGTATTAATCAAGGCAAATCCCGCCGTTTCTATGCTGTCTGATGCCGATAAACGCTTTAAAAGTTATCTGGTTGAATTTGGCTTGACACCTGCGGCAAGAACAAAGGTTAAAACGCATGACACGGAAAAAGAACCTGACGAACTCGACGAATTCTTCGCTCACTGATTTAGCCACAGACTATGCCACTGCGGTAGTTTCAGGCGCGGAGCTTGCCGGGCCTGATATTCGTCATGCCTGTCAACGTCACTTGCGGGATTTAGCCACGGCGAATACCCGCGGTATCCTGTGGAGCTTATCGGCAGCTCAGCGGGCTATTCGTTTTTTTTTCAACGTATTGAAATTGAACGGCGGTATCTATGAAGGCAAGCCGTTTCATTTGCTCCCCTGGCAGTGTTTTATCGTGGGCTCCCTTTTCGGCTGGAAAAACAGTGAAGGACAACGCCGATTTCGGATGGCCTATGTAGAGGCAGGAAAAGGATCGGGTAAATCCCCTCTGGCGGCGGGCATTGGGTTGTACTGTCTGGTGGCCGATCATGAAGCGCGAGCCGAAGTCTACGCCGCCGCCACCAAAAAAGACCAGGCGATGATCCTGTTTCGTGACGCAGTCGCTATGGTAGACCAATCGCCCAAGCTGGCCGAACGGATCCAGAAATCCGGTGGGGCGGGCAAGGAATGGAATCTGGCCTTTTTACAGGCCAGTGCTTTTTTTCGGCCTATCAGCGCCGATGATGGGCAATCCGGCCCCCGTCCTCACTGTGCCTTGATTGACGAAATTCATGAACACAAAAGTCATCAGGTCGTTGAAATGATGCGAGCGGGTACAAAAGGCCGCCAACAGGCATTGATTTTCATGATCACCAATAGCGGCCATAACAAAACCAGTGTGTGCTACGACTATCACGAATACGGACGTAAAGTGGCCGAAGGGAGCATGGAAGATGAGAGCTTTTTTGCGTTCATCTGTTCGCTGGACGAAGGCGATGACCCTTTTAAAGATAGCGGTTGCTGGAAAAAAGCCAATCCCTCATTAGGGCATACGTTCAGCGAACGCTATCTACAGGAGCAAGTCACGCAAGCTCGCGGGATGCCAGCCAAAGAGAGCCTGGTTCGTCGTCTTAATTTCTGTCAGTGGGTCGATGCGGAGAATCCCTGGATGAATAGTGATAACTGGATGGCGTGTGAGGAAACCTCGCTGGATTTAGGGGCGCTGGCAAACTCACCCTGCTACGGTGGGT